GTTGCCAATGGAACAAGGCTGTATTGGACCATTGAAATTGGCGAAAGCGACTTTGCTGTTAAAAATGGTTCATTCACCGTTAACTCAAATACTGGTTCTTTTACTGTAACACCCAAGGCAGATTCAACATCAGAGGGTACAAAAACATTTACAGTTGCTATAAGATCAGGTTCCATCACTGGCTCTGTACTTGTCACAAGCGATAGTGTCGTAATCAATGATACTTCAATGACACCATCAATCTTATCTGTTGTTCAACGCGAAGATAAAATTACGCACGAGCTTTATAACGAATTGGCTATTGCTGTAAATGAATTATTTGCAGATACTCATGCAGGTCAAGGTCCTACCAGTAGCTACATGCTACAAAACCAAATACGTTGGGGATGGGGCGGTACAGCCGCATCAACAAGTGCAAGATCAATTAAAATCACTGCATCACAGATCAATGAATTAGTAAATCGTATCAACCTTAGTACACTAAGAACAAATAGTACCGAAGAAGAAATTTACATTACTGACATAGGTAAAAAGGTCACGGCTGAATTTTTTAATAAGGCAACTGAATTATTAAACACAGCAAGAGCAAAACGAAACTATGTTGATCCAGCGTTAACAACTTTAAGAGTTTTTGGGCGTAGTATTAGCAATGGTATTACATGGAACAAAAAGTACGAAACATCTTTCACCTTAGATTTTGGCAGTGTAAGTGATTCTGCACAATCTCGTTATGAGAAAGCCAGACATTTCTTCAATGCTGGCGGTGATGTCAGATTAGAATATGCCATTGCTGGCGGTTTCGGATCAGGATATATGACTTGGAGAGGCATATTCCAAGACATGGGCACTGTTAAATTTAATGTTGATAATACAGTGAGTTTGAATCACAAAGGTATTAGCCAAAACAAAGGTTTTTCACACTTAACATACGATGAACAATTACTATACACCAGTCAGGCAGGATCTGATGGCAGCGGCAGTTATGGCGGTAATGGCGGCGCATATACATCTAGTAGACTTAAATTGTATGGAAGAATTGATCAGTCAACTGGTCGAGTGTATCTTAGAACATTATTAGATAACACTAACTTAGCCACAGATATTGCTGGTGTTATCACACAAACCGGATCTATTACGCATCCAACTACAGTATCAGAAAACAGTATTACGTTAGCCATTCCGGATGCAACAGTAATACTGGTACAACCTTGGCATGAGATTACTTAAATAGGCCTCTTGACAGCACATACGTAGAATAAGTAAAATACGTATAAACAGTCAGGATTATCTATGGACACACGCCTCAACGAAGCGTTAGCGTTTGCTAACTATCGTTTAACACTACAAGTACAGCGCCAAAATATTGCGGCGCAAACAGAAGCCGCAATGGTATTTTCGTATCAAGGCGCAATTTTCAAATCCTCTCAGGAACTTATCAATTTTGTTGGACTACGAGCAATTCGTGGTGAACAATTGTTGGTTGAAGATCAAACTAACAATGTTATCAAGATTGAAAATACAAATGAATTTTTAACACTATTGCTTGAAAAGTATGATTCAGCAATGAAGCTAAAACTTGAAGAACAACAAAAACTAAAATCAGCAAGAACCACTGCCAAAGTCGTAGGATTGTAATATGAGCAGTCAGGGCTTTATGATGTTTGCATACAATAACGAACAGTTGGATTATACACAACTGGCTCTTGTTGCCGCTTATGCAATTAAAAAATACATGCCCAAATATCCAGTGGTACTAGTAACTGATCAAAAAAGCTTAGACCATTGCAAATGGGCTCACGGTGAAGAAATGATGAATGCCGCATGGGACCAGATTATTGTAACCAGCCCCGAGTATGAAAAGAACACTCGTTTGCATTATGATGGTGCTTATTACAGTTTCAATGCACAATTCACCAATACCAACAAGCACGACATTTATAATTTAAGTCCATTTGAAGAAACTATTTTAATAGATACAGACTATCTTTGTGGCAATGCTAATCTGGCAAATTTATTTGGAGGTCAACATGATGTATGCATGTACAAATCAGCAAAAAATCTTCGTTATGAAGAACCATACTTCAATGAACGTTGGCTACATCATGCTGGTATTCGCATGTGGTGGAGTACTGTAGTGTATTGGCGCAAGAGTGAGGAAGCGCAACACTTCTTTAATATTTGGTCTAATGTCAAAGAGAACTGGGAATACTATCGTTTTCTCTACAAGTTTCCCGGTACACTTTATAGAACTGATTATGCGGCAAGTATAGCCGCACACTTATGTGATGGTTGGCACGATGGTGGGTTTATTGGCTCCATCCCAGGGTACATGAGGTATCAAGACCAGCGCGATGACCTTGTCAAGGTATGCGGACCAAACCGCTGGGTCATGTTAAGCAACTTACCAGAAGAGTGGAAAAATCTTGCCGTTGAAATTGCTGGTGAGGATATTCACATGATGAATAAGAAAAGTATTGTTAGACACTATGAGAAAATCATTGAGGAATTGTCATGACAGTATTTGTATTAGCAAGAGAAGGCACTGATGATTTAGCCAGCGAAACAAGATATGATGCTGGATTTGTCAATGCATCAGCCAAGGTAGTAGTTGTTCCAATAATTGGTAGCCCCATTGAACAGTTAACACAAGTAACAAACATTCCTTTTGAGTCAGGTGACATTGTATGCTTTGCTGGCATCTGTCCAAGACCATTGTCTTTTCAGATTGCTAATATAGCAAAAGAACGAAAAGAAAACTTTATGCCCGGCCGCGGCATTGACCACAGAGGCATTGATATTGCTCAAGGGAAGATACAGCATAGACAGGCAATTGAAAAGAACTTTCAACAAGCATGGCCTTATGTTATGTGCATTGGCGACCCTGAATCGGCCAGACTTAGTTTTGAGTTGGTTAAAAATCTTGATCCAGCAGTGTATTGGTCAGAGTATCAACCTGAAACTTATACATTAGAACATTTATTGTCAGTTGCATCAGTTGTATATAATTGGCAAGTGCCACGTTGGTTTTCATTGGTAGATTTAAGTTTAAGAGATCTTGAATTAGCACCCATTATGTATGCAAGTCACAAATGGGACGAATGGGTAAGTTTTTACCCATCAAACGGAAATTTTAAATTAGAAAACCATGTACAGTTAAGTCCCGTTTGGCTTGCTGGAAGTGTAAAACCACTAGGACATTGGAAGCGTGTCTGATATTAAATTTGAAGTACGCACAAGAAAATCAAAAGCTTTAAATTTTTGGTCTGTATTCTACGACCTAGAGTCAGGTGAAATACTAAGCATTGTACCCGGTGAACATAAAACTGCAAACGCATTAATTGTTTCGTATGCCAAGATAAAGGACCTGTTGTCTGGTAGAGCAAATCAAAATAATTACAGAATTAAATTTGTCGAAGAACTTGGGGCAATTGACTTAGTTGATTATTCATCAGTCCAAGATATGCTAAGGAAAAAGGATTGGATAACCTGGCTAGGCGCAAGAGAAAAAGAAGGCGACCCAGTAAGTTCTATTAGAGTGTTACTTTTCAACGACACAGGTATTGTAAGGATTGAAGCAGATCCAGCATGGACCACCGCCCTCAGAGAAGAATTCAATGAAGATGTTATTAAAAACACTATACCTTTGTATATCAGCGATGAGCAAGATGCACATATTGTATTTGGCATTATTAACGTGAAGTTGGCTGATATTGTTGAAAAGGGTTATTGGGAAAATAGACTATGGGCTTTTATGGATCATGGACTTGTACAACGCATACTTTACCAAGGGCAACGTATTCAAGTTAACATTCCGCCAGTTACTCATTCGATTTCTTTCTTTAGATCAAATTCTTATTATGCATACAGCGGAATAACAGAACATCAAACTGTTATTAGTCATTTAGGGGTAGGTAAACACATTTCAATATATGTAGACAATGGAACAATTTGGGCCAAGAGTCATTATGAAAAAGGTTCAGCAATTGATTTATTAGTTGGAAATTTAAAACTTGCAATTACCAGCGATGTTGATCCTGAATATTTTTATTCGTGGGCAGAGCTACCTGCACTGATGTTGCGACAAGAACATCCTTTTAAGGTAACCGACGAATGGCCTTACAGTACACTGCCATTTGTAATATATAAAGCAAACAATCTAGATATAGGAGTCAGTTTTGGGAACCCCAATTAACGAATTTGATGTTGTGTTCATTAGCTATGATGAACCAAATGCTGATGAGAATTATGCAGACCTGCTACAGCATTGTCCATGGGCCAAACGAAGCCACGGAGTATACGGCAGCGATGCATGCCACAAGGCTGCCGCTGCCTTGGCAGAAACTGATAAGTTTGTAACCATTGATGCTGACAATAAAGTAAGACCAGATTTCTTTGAACTTGAATTAGATCTTTCTAAATTTGATGACAGTGATGTATTATCTTGGTCTGGTAAAAATGTTATCAATGGTTTAGTATATGGCAATGGTGGTGTTAAACTTTGGCCAAAGCGTGTGGTTGAACAAATGCGTACACACGAAGCCGTTGACAATGGAAAAGGTGCAGTTGATTTTTGTTGGGATATTCATTATCATCAGTTGAACAATATCTACAGTGATGTTTATAATAATGGTACTCCATATCAAGCATATCGTGCTGGATTTAGAGAAGGTGTTAAATTAGCACTTATGGATGGCCAACCAATGGATTGGAGAAAGATTGCTGAACATAATCATTACAAAAATCATCGTAGATTATTGGTATGGATGAGTGTAGGAGCAGATGTTAACAATGGTTTATGGGCAATGTATGGTGCTCGCTTGGGTTGTTACATGACCAACCTAAAAAATAATGAATGGGATTTTAAATTGGTTAGAGATTTTGAATGGCATAATAGATACTGGGCGGATGTTGTTCAGCCGCAGTTTGTTGGCGATGAAGTAACATGTCCAGTATCTAAGTATTCATACGGTAGAAGTAAACTGCAAGAAGAAACGACAAGACTGGGTCGTTTACTGGAACAGCAACTAGGCTTGGATATAGCAGACTTGGATGAGCGTGATAGTAAATTTTTTAAAGCGGCATACTTTAATCCAAACAGATTAGGACCATTGGTCAAAGAATCTGATGTAGAACAATTTATTGTGGAGTAATATCTTGCTTGATGTATTTTTCATTACAATGGGCGAACCAGGAAGTCATGATAATTGGCAACGATTATCAAGATATGTTCCGTCTGCTCGACGAGTAGAAAACATCAAAGGCATTTATAACGTTCATGCTACCTGTGCCAAACTAAGTAAAACTGATAACTTTTGGATAGTGGACGCAGATGCTTGGGTAATTGATGATTTTGATTTTACATGGGAACCAGATCCTAACCTTATTGTAAATGGTGTTAGAGAAACCGATAGTGTTGTTATTTGGCCTAGTCGCAACCCTGTAAATGGTTTAGAGTACGGTTATGGTGCCATTAAGGTATTCCCCAAGCAACCTTTTATTGATGGGAGGTCGTGGTCAATTGATATGACATCATCTGTTGCTAAAAACATTATTAGCAAAGAAACAATCAGTTGTGAAACAAGATTTAATGCTACGCCAGAGACTGCCTGGATAGGTGCTTTTAGAGAATGCACTAAATTGTCAAGTTTATCAATGATTAAAGCTCGTGTTCGAAACACCAAATCTAAAGAACAAGAAGAGTTTGATACTATAATGGATTACGTTAGTGCTCAATCTTGGACACACGACCAAAAGTTGAATTATCGTAAAACACATAATCTATTGGTAAGTGAAAAGTACAAGAATGAAAAAAGTATATTCTTGCATTGGGGTGAAATTGATTTGTTGAATAGACGATTGCTCACATGGTGCTCACAGGGCTGGGATAAGAGAAACGGCAAATCAACTATTAATGGTGCCAGAGCTGGTGCAAAATATGGATTACAAAACAGCGATAATGTTTTGTTGCTTGATAAGATTAATGATTGGGACTGGCTAAGAAAGGAATATAGAAAAAATGTCAATGTTTAATATTAAAAACAAAACACAAAAATTTCCAACTCCAAGAGCAGTTGATGACCGTGTAACAAGTGTGCCGGTTGTTTTTTTAAGTTTTGATGAACCAAATGCCGACGACCATTGGAAGCTGTTACAAAAAGTAGTACCACATAAACATATTTCTAGGGTACACGGAGTAGTAGGATTTGATGCCGCACACAAAGCTGCCGCCGCACGTTTCCCAGACAGCAAGTATGTTATCACAGTTGATGCAGACAATCAAGTTGATCCTGCATTCTTTAAACTAAGAGCACCAGAAGGTATGGATGGTAGAGTAAGCTTTACTTGGGGTGGTCGTCAGTTTACAAACGGTCTAATGTATGGCAATGGTGGTATCAAAATGTGGAGTACAGAACATCTTGCTAATATGAAAAGTCATGAACTGGCAGATGAAGAACGTGACGCTGTAGATTTTTGCTGGGACTTTAGCAGATATAAAGAAATGCCCGGATGCTACAGTAATGTTTACACTAACGCTAGTCCTTATCAAGCATTCCGTGTTGGCTTTCGTGAAGGTGTTAAGTTAAGCATGGAACAAGGTCGCTTGTTATCATTTAACGAGTGGCCAACAATAATGCATGCGGCAAATTTTCAACGTCTTGTTACTTGGATGACCGTCGGCCGCGATGTTGAAAATGGTGCATGGTCTATATATGGTGCAAGGCTTGCTGTCAAGCTATTGCAATATGATAACTTTGATTTTGTTAAAATTAGAGATTATGATTGGTTCAAAGAGTTCTTTGCAGAACATTCAACAGCCAATCCAATTACTGCTAGTAAGGCACTTGGTAAGAAAATTAGCGAAGGCCTTGGCTGGATATTACCAGACTTTGACGAAGATCAGAGTAGCTTCTTTAAAATGACACAATTACATCCCGAAAAGCCATTAACGCACGAAGATGTAAAGTGGAGAACAAATTTAAAACTATATGGATGGTTCCGTGGATAAAAATTCAGAACTTCGCAATGCATTATATTTCTTTACAGACGAAGCCATTGGATTTCGTAAGAGTATGCATCACTTTCATAGATGGTTAGAAACACAAGAGAAAAGTGAACTCGAAGCATTGTTCTTGGAAATAGGCAGAGAAAATTTTGTTGACTTATGGCCCATCTTAAATTCTATTAACAAAGATCAAGATAGGGAAGGTATTATGCAATTGGCCGAATTGACAAAACAAGGCTTGTTTTTGCCTAGACATTGGACAACTGGTAACGAAGTCAGATTGACTCCATTAAAGTTTTACCCCTTTACATTGCCAATGAAGGACATGTATCACTTTTCTAAGGTAGTTTGGAATTTTAGAGACTGGGTTCAAGCCAACACTAAAAAGTATAACAATACAGTTGATCCAGTAAATGTTATTGCATATTTTCATCAATTAATGGTAGATGCTAAAAACGATTTCAAGAAAGCATTTATACTTTTAGAAATGTTATTTGGTTATAACACATTAGCGTCATGTGTAATAGATAATGACATTGAATTATTTGGACAAGTGGTTGGCTCCTATTATGCCAACGAATGTGAACACATAAAAGTCTTATCTACCGCTATTAAAAAATATCCAGACCTAAACTGGCGTGATGCTCTGAGTCGCAATCAGGTTCGTAGTAAGATTTGGTTACTTGAAAAGATCAAAGATATACAAGTATATCACGAAAAGCGTAGACTTGGAGAACCTGAACCTACAACTATTATTGTTGGCGGTTGGGTAGGACTTTTGCCATATTTGGCTAATATGCTAGGAATCAAACTTGGTACAACATATAATGTAGATATAGACACATCTGTTCATGGCGCAGCCACTGAGTTAAATTATGCATTTAATAATAACTTTAGAAATAGTGAAACAGATATTAGAAAATTTGACATATCACGTTTCCCCAAGCCAATTGTCATTGATACCATTGTGGAACATTTTGAAAATCACGGGATGTGGGTTAAAAGTTTACCAATGGGAACAACTGTAATCTTACAAGGTAACGATATGTTCCATGTACCTGATCATGTTAATTGTCATGCAAGCTATGAAGAGTTTGTTGAGCATATAGGATTGAATAACATAACTTGGTCAGGCGAATTAAATTTAGATAATTGTACTCGCTATATGGCAGTAGGTAAGGTATAAAATGACATTAAGAACAGAGATTGATTTTGAAAAAGATGCAAACTACGTTCCAGTATTAGATCATGGTTTTGTAGGTCTTGTTGACCATATGGGCAGTGACAACGCAATTGTTCAAGCCGCTCGTGTTAGCTACGGCGCTGGCACAAAACAAGTTCAGGATGATCGTAACTTAATCCGTTACTTAATGCGCCATGAACATACTACACCATTTGAAATGTGTGAAGTAAAGTTCCACATCAAACTTCCTATCTTTGTTATGCGACAACTTGTACGTCACCGTACAGCCAGCATGAACGAATACAGTGCTCGTTATAGTGTGCTCACAGATGAGTTTTACATTCCTGAGTTTGAACAAATACAAAAGCAAAGCACAACTAACAAGCAAGGTCGTGAAGAATCAGAGTGGGGCTTTGATGAAAAGCGTGGAGTGCAACATGCCTTTCAACGTAGCTTTCACAATGCATACAAAGAATATGCAAGTTTGCTGGGCAAGGAAGATAATGGACTAGCACGTGAGTTAGCTAGAAGTGTGCTTCCAGTAGGCGGATATACAGAACTGTATTGGAAAGCCAACTTGAAGAACTTTCTACACATGGCTCGCTTACGTATGGAT